TCAATTTTTTATTTGTATAAAGTATAAAGTATATAAATAAAAAAGTAATGAGATATCATATATCAAATCAATTTTTTATTTGTATAAAGTATAAAGTATATAAATAAAAAAGTAATGAGATATTATTTATTCATTATAAGCTTTGATATTAAAATCAAATTGATCTTCTTCAAGATTTTGTGTGTTTAAATTATTTGTATTATCTAATCTATTATAAATATCAACATAATCATGATGACTTATCATTTGGTTTGGATGATTATTTTTTATATATCCTAATTCATTTAACATTTTTTTGTCTATTTGACTAGATTCTAATTGTTCATTATTTACTGTTTGTATTTTTTGTTGTTCTCTTTCTCTTTTCTTTTTTTCCTTTCGTTGACGTTTTTCTTCTCTCTTTAATTCTTTTTCTAATTTTTCAATTTCAACATTATCTAAATATTCATAATTAAGAGATTCAAAAGGTGTAATATGACCTTCTATAAAAATATGATCTAATATAATTATAAACAATGTTAATATAACAGTATTAATAATTAATATTTGATTTGTCATTAAATTTTGATGACGAAGAAATAAGTAACATAAAATAAAATATGTTAAATGTTTTATTACAGGATGATATTTATATTCCATTTATAATATAAACAGATATAATTTAAAAAAATATTAATTTAATTTACATATAAAAAATATTAATTTAATTTACATATAAAAGTTTTTAACATCAGTACTCATTTCTTCTTTTTTATTTTTATTATTTGTAAAACGTTCAAAAGCTTTTTCTAAATCTTCTTTTATAATAATTTTTTTATGAATATAATTTTTTCCAATAACTCTACTCGCATGTGTCATTTTACAATTCATTACTAAAGTTTCTATATCTCCACCATAATTTTTAAATTTATCTTTATTTATTTTATAAAAATTCTCTAAATATGTTCTATCTAAATCTATATTTAATCTCCAATTAATTTTTTTAATTTTTGAATAAAATATATCAGTCATTTCTTTTTCATCATATCCATCAATTGTAAATCTAAATGGAAAACGTCTTTTTAATCCTTCATTCAATGCAAAAAAAGTTTTATCTAATTGTTCACTATATCCTGCAATAATTACTATTAAATTTTTCTTTTTCTCAGTTAAATTTTGATTAATCGTATCTATACATTCTTTTGAAAATGAATCTCTATTTTCATTATCACCTAATGAATATGCCTCATCGATGAATAATACACCGCCTTCCGCTTCATCAATTATTTCTTGAGTTTTATGTGCAGTATGACCTAAATATTTTCCAATTAAATCTGTTCTACGAACACGCATAAAACGTTTTGACGGTATAATACCTAATGCTGAATATATTTGAGCTAATATTCGACCTAATTTTGTTTTACCAACTCCAGGTGGTCCTTCGATACTAGTATGTAACATATCGGATGATGTATTTTCAAAATTTTGTATATAATATAAAATCATATCTATAATTTGTTTTTTAACTTTTTTCATTCCAATTATTCTTTTTAATTTAATCAATGGATCAATTAAATTAATAATTTTATTAATATCTAAAGTATATTTTTTCTCATTAAATATATAATAATTTTTTATTTTATCATCCGATTTATCTATTACTGATTCTTTTTCAGAATCACTATCTTTTTCATTAAAAAATTTAATAGATAATTTACTATCTTTGTTCTTATTATTAATGATATCATCAAATACTTTTTTAAATGCTTCTTCTGCTATATCATCAATATTTTTTATTTTTTTATTTTGTTGTGTTTCTTGATTAATATTTTTAGGTATTTCATTTTTATATTTCAATCCGAGATTTATTAAATCATCAATATCATTTATATTAATATTAATTTCAATAATATCATTTTCTATCATATTTTGAATAGTAGCATATATATCTGTATCATCATTATATTCATCTTCACTATCTATTAATTCATTTTTTTCTGATTTTTTATTATTATTATTATTACATATCATACCACTTAATAATGGAAAAAATTGCGGAATTTTTGAATTCTGATCTAATCTAATAATTTTGGTAATACTGTTATCATTATCATTATTATCTTTTGAATTAACATTTTTTAATTTATCCAATCTAACAGATTTTTCTAGATTATATATTTTTTTATATGCCATATTCATACGGTTATTCATTACATCATTATTTTTATTTATTTTTGTATTCAAATCATCAATATCTATTTTAATTTTATTTATTTGCGAAATACTTTTATCAATATATGAATTGGCAATCTTCACATCTGTTTTATCTACATTGTATAGCATTTTTAATTGTAGTAAATCTTTTTTTATATTATCTATATCTATCCCAATATGAATATTTGATAAATGTGTATAAGATTGATTATAATTTTGATTATAATTTTGATTATAATTTTGATTATAATTTTGATTATAATTTTGATTATAATTTTGATTATAATAATCTTGATAAGATGGATTTGTATATGAATAATTTTGAGAAATAATATTTTCTTGTAAATTATTATATTTTTGTAAACATATTGAACAATTTGGGATATCACAATAATTATTATTTATTGTTTGACAATCTACTGGTGATTCTATTTCTCCATCAATATGGTGAGTATTATTTGTTTGTAAGTCATTATTCATTTATAGTAAGTATATAAAATAAATATATTATAGTTCAATTTAATTTAGGTTCAATTTTTTTTATTTCAGAAGAAATATAAAAAAATTTAAGGCAACATAATTGCGTTCAATTTTTTTTATTTTAGAAGAAATATAAAAAAATTTAAGGCAACATAATTGCGTTCATTTTTTTTATAATAAATCAATTTAAAAATATATCATATTATAATACTTTATATGATGAACAAAGTATTTTATGATTTATACGAAAATAATAAATTTACAAAACGAACTTCTGATAGAGATTATGCAATCTTTTGGATTTTAGATAATTTTATTAAATCAGAATATACTAGCGATTATCATTTTGATATTGTAAAAATGATAACTGATAATGATATAATTTGTTCAGAATCCATTAAAATATATGATAATAAAGTTATAAAAATCAACAAATATAATACTTCATTAAATACAACTTATTCTCCATTTGATTTAGATTTATTTAATTTAACTGAATTATCATTATTATATCAAAATATTATAAATATAAATAAGAATGAAACAAATATTATAAATAAACCTGTAATTACCAATAAAAAACTAGAAAATGAATTAAATAAAGCTCAACAAAATTTAAAATTAAAAGAACTACAAAAACAAGAAAATAAACAAGAAAATAAACAAGAAAATAAATCAGAAATACACACATTTAATAAGGAAGAATTAGAAGATATGAAGAATTTATTAGATTCTTTGAAGAATAAAAAAGAATTTATTGATAAAGAGTTTAAGGAAAAAGAGAATGAATTAGCAGATATTGATTGTAATGAAAGATTTGAAAAAAAACAACAAAAACTTGATGAAGAACGCAGAAAAGAAAAATATAATATATTTAAATCGGATATAAAAATTTATGATAAATTAATTAATGAGGAAAATTTTTCTGAAAATTTAATACCTCCATTATACGAAGCAAAATATTTTATTCTAAAATATTTATTTATTAATGGTTATTTTATGGATGAAAATAAATTAGAACCATCTGATGAAATATTTGAATTATATCGAACAATATATGATTTCATTAGTGGTGTATATAATAATAATGATTCAATTCATGAAACTTTTGGTGATATATTTAATGAATTTAATGAATTTTTACCAAAAGATAAAAAATTATTAACTGATAGACAAATGATGGAGACATTAAATGCTAAATCACAAACTATCGATTTATTTAATGAAACGACTGGTTTTGAAACTAAAGAAACTAATACAGATTCGGATACAGATTCATATTCAGATACGGACATAGCCTAATAAATAAATTACAATAGATATAAATAGGAAAATATAACATTACTATCTTAATAGCTTTTCCATTATTATTATCAGTTTTTCAATGACTTCATCGCAAAAAGGCTGGAAATTTTGCTGTCCTTCTTTGATACAGCAACTGCTTTGATTTCAACAACCGGTACAATTTCACTTGCCTGTTCTGGTGGACACACGCAATTGCGAAAGATAGTCGTAAAACGTATAGCGCGCTCATTGCCGCGTTTGATGATACGCAGAGCAGAACGAACCTTATCAAGGGGTGTATTTTTCTCCTTGATTTGATTGATGGTTTTCTCAGCTTCTTGCAGAGCAATCTTTTGTTCTGTCAATTTTCCCAACAACTTTTCTTGCAGAACATCATCATGCTTCAATATAGCACCACGCAGATTAGTTGTCGTCAAACTAATGTCTTGGCGCAGTTTGCTGATGTTGACCTTCAGTTGGCCTTGTGCTTGGAAAAAGGCCTGTGCACGAAGCAGCAAAATGAAGAAATTGCCAAACCCGGGGATATTGTATGATTCATTAATTAAATTTTGCGTAGTAAAACCTTTACGTGTAATAGTATATGGTTGCTTCTCAATTGTCGACCTATATCTGGTAATATTCTCCAGCAACTCTTTGCAGAGATTCTGCATTTTCTGATGCTTTGATATTTTGACAGCAGCACTAACTCCCTCGTCGTCATCAGATGATTCGTCATCATCATCATCAGAAGCATCTGTATTCTTTGATGTACTGCTTTGCATCATTTTGGGTTTTGATGGAGGTGCGGGTTGTTTTATAGGTTCATCCTCCTCTTCATCATCCCATGACGACGGAACGTATCGTTGTGCAGGTATAACTTGCACATCGTCTCCTCCAGCAACATTCCACCAATAATCTGGCGGTTGTTCTGAAGATGAAACCGAGTGAGTAAACACATCAGTTTCATGGCCAACACCTAAGTGTTGACCGACTGGTATCACGCGGTGGATACTAGCCATAGTAGAAGTAGATCCTGAAATATCCATTTCTATATTGAATTTATAAAATGCATGGATATAATAGAATATTCTAGGTTTCAATTTTTTATCTATATAACAGAGTTATACATAGCTAAAAAATTCTAAGAGATTTTTTAGATTGTGCAATGTTTTGTTACACCTTTTTCACTGAAAAATGGGACAGTAAACAAGAATGTAATTGTACTCAATTAAATGAGCTAATTTCTACTTGACAACTATAAATAATATATCCGTTAAACAGCTATAGGTGTTAAAACACCTGAGCTATTTAAGATTCCGAAAGAATTTGTTAAAGACAAATTCTTACGCTAAAAATACAAAAAAACATTTTTTTTTTGTATTTTTACCTTTAACTTTTATTTGTTTCTCTGAACGAATAAAGGATAGTGGTTAGAAATTTTTATTTTTTCTGAAAAACTTAAATATCTTAAGTTTATAATATGAATAACCTTAATTTCGTCTTAAGGACTTAGGTAATTCAACAGGAAGATATGGAAAAATAATAACCATTAAATATCTTAATATAAATATATTAAGATTTCCTTTAATTACTTTATATATCAATTTAAAAGTGTCTCATTTTTCAGTGAAAAAGGTGTAATTCAGATAAATCTGATAAATCTGATAAATTTAATAAATCTGATAAATCTGATACTTCAAATGATTCTGACAATAGTGAAGTAGAAAATAACGTTAGTGTTTATAAAACTAAAACTGGTAAAATTCTAAAATTTTATCATTAATTTATTATAATATGTCAGTAGAACATTGTATCCATCTATCTTGTCCTGCATCATAATTTTTAATAAATGTATTTTTAATAAATTCACGTTTATCTATATAATTCATACTTGAATCTGTTATAGAAAAATTAATATAATCATATGTTAACTCCTCATCATTTGATGTAATTTCTTTTTTATAAGAAGCGTTTACTATTTTCATATCAAAATACATTACTAATAAAATTATAATACTAGTTGAATGTTCAAAACCACAATATAATAATCCTTTTTTTATATAATTTTTATCTAGAAATCTTCTAATAAAATAATAATCTAATAATAATGAATTTATTGTTCTAAAAATGTCAATATAATTTAAAATATAATTATAAACTTGAGGATTATATTCATTCAGATTTTGTTGAAGAATACGATTTCCAAAATCTTTTAATTTATTTAAACTATCAATATATCCTTTAACAAACATTTGTATATGTTCTTTATTTTTTTCTGTAATATATGAATGCATTAATTTAATAAATAATTTTGTAGAAATTCTATTTTTTTCAGATAATTCATCATATTTTTGTTTATCAAATTTTCCTTTATTTAAATCTGCATATATACTAGTTATATTATCTATATAACTAATTGATTCTGCCAAATCATCTTTAAGATTTATAAGATTTTCATCATCTGCTTGTAATGTGGATAATAATGTTGGTTCATTAATAACGTCACTTACAAATTTACTATCAAATTCTAAGTTTGTTAATAAATTAAATAATGGTATATCGCGTATATCAACATAATGTAATCTTTTTCTTGGATCTTTATTTTTTGATTTAAAATCATTAAAAAATTTACGTAAACGTTGTAAGTATATATCTTGTACGCTAAGATCAAGACCATCACGTGTATCAGTGTATTTTATTTCAAGAAAAAAATCTATTTCATCATCACTAGTTGTAATTTTATGTGCTATAAAATCTACTATATCAATAATATTTTCTTGAGGTAAAGTTTTATCAGTTTTACATGATGTTTCTATTTCTAATGGTGCATGCCAATCTAAGAATACATATAATTCTTTATCTATTCTATTTATATTTCCAGTTAATTTTATAATATTTAATGGACCTGATATTATTTTTCCTGACATATATATTTATAATATAATATTTTTTTGTTTTATTATGAAAATATAGAGTTTATTATTTATTGTTAATTTTATTGTTAATTTTATTGTTAATTTTATTGTTAATTTTATTGTTAATTTTATTCTTAAATTTATAATTATGGAACAATATAAATATATATTTAGTAATAAAATAAAAAAAGAACATCTTAAAAATTATTTTAAATATTTATTTACTCAAGCAAATGATTTTATTGAAAAAAATAAAGAAAAATAATTTATATTTAGGTGTCCCATTTTTCACTGAAAAATGTGTAATGTATAACAGAGTTATACATCGCTAAAAAATTCTAAGAGATTTTTAATAATTTATATAGATAAAGAATATAAACAGTTGATATATTATATGAATAAATTTGATTCAGATATTATTGATAGAGAAAAAAAATACATTGTTCCTTCAGAAGAAATTAAAAGAATAAATGACGTTGATAATATATTACAATATTTTAATGATAAAGATATACCAGATAATATAATAAAAAAAATTAATAAATTATATCCAATTACTAAGGATTTTAATTTTATAAGAACTGAACAATTAGAAATTGGTATGGTAATAAAAGCAATATCACTTGATTTTAAAGAATTATTAACTACTGGCATTTTATTACAAATTAAAAGCAATTCATCCCAAAAATATGGTTCGTTGTTATTATTAAATACGGCAAATGATTCTCTATGGCGAATTAAACCAGATAAATATTATTTATTTCAAATAGAAAGAGGTGTAATGAAAACATTAGAAATGAAAAAGAAATTATTAGAGATAAAAAAATCTCTTAAAAAATAATACATATTAATATTATAATGGATAAAAAAACAAAAACTACAAAAATTACAAAAATAGATGATGATTATATTGACCCAAATTTTATTATTGATTTTGATGAATTAGAACCAGTAGAAACATTACCAAATAAAAATATTACTGAAACAAGTAAAATACAACCAACTAAACGTATTTCAGATACAAAATATACTAGACCTATTTTAACATATACTGATAAATTATCTAAACAACAAGTTAAAGAATTGTTAATAGATTACGAACAAATTAAAAGTTTAGAAGATTTACAAAATATTATACAGGGAACACATTTGAGATATTTTGAAAAAAAAGGCAATGAATTAAAATTTAGAACAGGTGGTATATTAACAGTTAATTCTGGATTCCCAGAATATTTAATTTTAAGCAGTGGAAGTGTATCATGGTCTGTTCAGATAAAGAAATGTATATTTTTTAAAAGAATTACAATAAATCAAGTGAAACAACAATATGAGAAATTAATTAAAGATAATTCCGCAACTATTTTAGGTCTACAAATTGCATTAAAAGAAAAAGATAAATATATTAAACTTTTATTAAAAAAAATAAAAAAAATAGAAAACAGTTGATAATTTTGATGAATTTTAGTCATATAAAAAATAGGAATTATTATATATTATAAATGAATTCTAATAAATCATCATCAAATGATTCATATTCTAATAATTCCAATACAACATATGATTCATCTGATAGCGAGGAAGAATCAATAAATTGGACAGGACATATTATAAATAATAAATATATTATATTAAATCAATTAGGTCATGGTTCATATTGTACTGTTTGGAATACATATGATATAGAATCAAAAAATCTATACGCATTTAAAATATATAACTTAGATGATACAGAAGATGGTTTAAATGAGAAAAATATATTAGATATTATTAAAAGTTATAAATTAAATAATGTTATATTATATAATAAATCTTTTGAATATGAATACGAAGATAATAAATATTTAATATTTATTATGGACCAGTGTGGATATTCATTAAATGAAATAAGAAAATTATTTCGTGAAATAATAAAAATTGATAAAGAAATAAACTTAAATTATTTTACATTTATTACTAAAATCCAATCTGTTATTATAAATATACTTGAAAATTTACACAAAAATGGATACGCACATACTGATATAAAACCTGAAAATATATTGATTACTATACCAAGATTAGAATCGACTATTATTTATGAACGTATAAAGGCAATCCATAATCAATTTAAAAAACACAAAAATATAAAAATATTAGAAAATATATCTAAATCATGTAATAATATTATTGATAATATCGATTTATCAGATAAATTAATTATTAATTATTTATCAAATTTTAATTTTGATATAAAATTATGTGATTTTGGCACATGTTTAAAATTTGGTGATAATACAATTTATAAAAAACATACTACTTATTATAAATCACCTAAGATTATTCTTAAATTTCCATTAGATAATACATATGATTATTGGTCATTGGGATGCACGTTATATGAATTAATCACAGGTGAAGTTTTATTTAATCCATTTAATGATGATTTAATTTCGTTATATGATGATATTGAAGATATTAATTTAATGTATTTGATAACGTCTTCAATTGGATTACCACCGTTAAATATGATAAATAATTCAAAAATAAGTGATGTTATATTTACATTTGATAAGAAATGTATAAGAGGTTTTAAAACAATTAAATTTAATAATTTTATACAAAATATGTTAAATTTAGAAACTGATAGCAATAAAAAAATATTATATAATTTAATTAATTATGTTATAAATAATGTAAAATATTAAAGATTTATTAAATTATAATTATTTTTACGGTATCAAATAAAATATAAACACAACATATATTCGCCTTCAATTTATAATAAATAAAATATAATTGCAATAAATCATTTAAGATTTATTACAATTAAAATATACCAACTGATGTCCATTGATTAATTGTGTAACCTAAAGATTTGCCAACATAACGCGAAGACTCAAAACCACGAGATGAAGAAGATGAAGAAGACGACGTTGAAGATGATGATGAAGAAGATGATGAAGAAGATGATGAAGAAGACGATGAACGACATATATGTTGAGCATATTGTCCTTGTTGATAATTCAACGCTCGATTGTAATCTTGGTATGACATATTATTGTCATTTGCCGCAAACATATGCGACAATCTACTATCTCGCTGTGCGGGAGATAGAGATGAAAAATATTCATTGTATGATTTCGGCATTCCGAATATTTGGAATATAAAAATAATGGAATAATCAAATAGATTTATTTTTCAATTTTTTATTATATATTATAATATATTAAAATATATGAATATACAAATATATGATATTTTTGGTATAAATATTAATGATAATAATCATTTTAATAAAGATTATATAGTAATTGATATTTCAGCAGATAATATAGATCTTATTCTACAACCAATTAATCAATATAATGGAGTTATAATATATAAATATAAACCTTCTAATTATTTAATAGACTATTGTAATAATATTAATATCAATCTAGATGAATATGTTAAATTAGGAGATTATATTATTTATGATACAAATAATACTAAAATATTATTATCACATAAAAATAATGTATTATTAACAAATAGATACGTATTAATAGACACTATAGGACAGTTATATATTTGGAAACCATATACGATAAATAAAAATTATACAAATTTAGGAGTCATATGTATAGACCAACCACATATTATTCCATCAGAATATATTGGTTTAATACCAAATGATCATGTTAAAATATTTGATTCTACATACAATGATCTTTTTCAAAATGATTATAGTTTATTAGGTAATAAAAAAAATGGTAGACGCAAATTGATATCAATGAATATTATACATAATATAGAAAATGGAAATGATAATGGAATTATAAAAGATATTAATATTACAAATAATAAATGGGAGAAATATAAAGGTAAATATTTTGTATTAAAAGAATCAGATGATCCATGGTATGTGCATATTAATCAAACAATAAAAACAGCTGATATTAAAACAAAAGATTTTTTTAAAAAATATAAAGAAAATATGAATGATAATATATATAATAATAAAATAGTTGAATATAATGATAAATCTAATTATATAATTCTAATATTATTAGTTTTGGTAATTAGTTTATTTTTTTATAATAAATATTATAGGAAAAATAAAAATAAAAATAATTACGATATAAATTAATAAAATATATCATTGTAAATTAATAAAATATATCATTGTAAATTTGAATTTAACGCTAGCGAATATGTAAATTTAAAGTCAACTTTAAATTTAAATAACTTCGGTATATATTATATGGAGTATAATATTCTATATAATATTAATAAAAATATTCTTGAATATATTCAACCAGATTCTATTTTAGATAAAATATATTTATTAGAATATAGAGTACCTAAAGAAGAAGATATATTGAAAATAAATAAAAAACAAACCAATGAAAAAATATTAAAATTAATTGATAAAAATTTTATCGATAATATTAAAACATATATTTCTAATTTAGAATATAAAATACCATTATATGATATATATACATCAAATATATATCTAATAAATAAAGAAAATATATATATTCGAGTATATTATAATTATTATAGATTTCCTGATAAAATTCTTATTAATGAATTAAAATCAGAATATAATGATTTTCTTAATAAGAAATTATCAGATCCCTTAGAAATACGAAAAAAAAGAAAATATGAATTAATGATTGATTTTATGGATAATTTTAATATTAAAATATTAGAAGATACATATTATCGAATGATATATAAATATTCTGAACAATTGGGTAAAAATATTATATTTTGTAAAAGACCATCATTTAATAAATATATACATAATACAAAACCATATTATACATCAGTTGAAATAATTAATTTAGCACGCAATATGGAAATTAGTTTTGATATGAAATCTAAAGATTTTGATATTAATAAATTATGTAAATTAGTTAGTGATAATGATATTAATTATAAAATTATTGCATCTCATCAAAAATATATTACAGATAATGATTTATTAGGTCTTATACAATATTATACAGTACAAGGTAGTTTCTTTGTAAATTCATATTTACGCAATTTAATAAATTATAATACACACAATTCTTTTCTCGATGATATTATTTTACCAATGTGGAATTTATGTATTAATGCACCTGTATTTGATAAAGATTATATATTATATCGTTTTATAAAAGATGATAAGCATTTAAAGGATTTAAAAATTGGAGATATTTTTCAGGATAATGGATTTTTAAGTACTACTAGAGATCCATTTTATAAATCGGATACATATGGATTTGGCTTTATTTTAATGAAAATAAAAATACCAAAAAATATAAAAGGTGTAGGGTTATGTGTTGAGATGGTTTCTCATTTTTCTTCAGAACAAGAAATATTGTTTGCACCAAAGACTAAATTTAAATTAATATCACGGGATTCAAATATAAAATATTATCACACTGATTTAGAATTTTCTTCTCAAGTTAAAACTAAATATGAATTTGAATGGATTGGAAATGAAGAAGTTAATATTAGCAAAAAAAAATTTACAAATGATACACCGGTTATTGATTTTTTAAAAATAAAAAATAATAATTATGATGATCTTAAAAGTATTATTAATCATTTTACATATAATTATGTTGATTCTATGTCTAGATTTTATTGCAAAATAGGTGACCAACAATTTTTAACTGTTCTTGAAAAATATAATAGCATCGGAGCATATAAAGATTTCTATGCACTTGAAACTAACGATGGCATATCTATGTATAGTTTATATAAAAATTATTTATTATTTTTTATTGAATTAGGATATGTAAATAATAAACTAGAAATGCATGTAAATTATTATGTTAAATACAATACTCTTAATAAAGAAAATATATTTTCATCTTATGATTTTATAAAATTTATATCATCTATTGCACATTATTTTAATATTAATAAAGTAGCAATATATCCTGAATATAAACCATGTTCAATTATAAATAATATAATACAGCGAAATTATAATGATTTAAATAAAGATGACAAAAATAAAGATGATAAAAATAAAGATGACGAAAATAAAGATGACACAGATTTTAAACAATTAAGTGGAAATTTTTGTTATGATTTTTATAAATATCTTAAAAATAAAGAAAAAAGATTTTTTATTGAAAATATAAATTCGATAGAATTATCACCTTTATTTAGTTATTATGATCTAGATTATTTATATACGATTGATATTGATAAAATAATTCAAAAAAGTGATGATGAATTATATCAATTATATATAAAAACTTATAAAATAGAATTTCCAAAAGGTAAATTAGGAGATTATTTCATTTGGATTATTGAAAATAAATGTTATTTAATTGAACCATTAATTTCCAAATTAAATAAATTATATAAAAATTTTAATCCTTTTAAAAGAGATCTTTATATTCTAAATGCCAGAACATTTTTATATAATCAAGGTTTGATAAAAGTTTATGGTAATACATCTATTGATATCGATTATAAAGAAAGAATACAATATCAAATACCAATTAATGAATATCGAATAATAAAAAGAGATGATATTTAAGCCTCACCATCATCGTCATCATTTTTAATCTTAAGATTATATAAATATATATTCGATTTACTTTTTTCTTCTACTTTATAATCATTATTTCTTAAATATTCAATTAATTTTTCTAAATTTGGTGGTTTCTCATTATTATAGCGTTGTTTGAAGAAATCTTTAAATTCTTCATAAAATACATATAGATTTGTTCTACCATCAAATGTTTCAGTACATATCCGAAGAAACATACCAATTCTATCATTACTTGCCATATATTTGCCAGATAAATTCTTAACTTCTTCTGGTTCACACAAGCCTTCTGATAGATATTGTGGATATATTTCATTGATTAAAAACCACATAAAATTTTGTTTCCATTCATCTGATTTAATCTTATCATCTAATTCTGGATCTTTTAATATATGTTTTGGATTAGTTGAATCAAAATCATCAGGGTCTACGAATTTCATATCCCATGAAACAACTCGAATACGACGCTTTACACCACCATCCACTTTTAATTCAGGCAGTTTATTTGTACCTAAAATATATTTTGCTTGTGGTGTAAATTGTGTTTGTTCTTGATATAATGCACGAGCAGACATTGTATCATTACCACATAATTCTTTTAATTTACTTACTTGTATTGTTTCTCCTTCTTCTGTTTCTTGAAATGCAACTATACGTTTTCCCTTTATAAAAATTAAATCAGGGGATGCTCCTCCAGAATCACCTCTTTTTTTTGTTAGATATGCTGGCGATAGTGAACCAAAATATTCACCAAATGCATAATGAGCCATATTAACTGCAACGGATTTACCATTACCACCAGACCCTATCCAAAATGGAAATTTCTGATCTTTTGATGTACCTGCTAAACAACTTGCAAGAAATCTTATTACATATGACGATATTTTATTATTTGGTAAACAAGTTTTAAAGAATTCTTTAATTTTTTCTTGATATATTTTATTTGGTTTATTAATATAATTATATCCAACTGAAAATGATATATAGTCTTCAGGTACACCTGATCTAAATCCAAGTTCTCCTTCTTTAAAATTATATACACCATTTTCAAATCCCATCAAATAAATATTAGCATCTAATTTATCTTTAAATTTTGAATCGTAAAATTTATGACTACATGCTTCCATAATATTTTTTTTATATGGAATATTTTTTAATTTATTAATTAATTCGGAATTTTTTCTTATCAATTCATTATTCATTTCTATTTCTTTGAATGCATCATCATTCGCTTTAATATTATTCATTTTTTTTGTTGTATCTCTCAATATATTTAATGCTTTATAAATAATATTTAAAAATTCTTTTGACATTTTTTCAAAAAGACTACTACCTTTTTTATCAATATGCCATCGATTACCTTTAAATACATACCATTCTTTACTATCAATATCAGCACAAACATATTTACCTTTAAAAAATTCATACATATATTCTGCAACATCATCATGACTACCACTCAATGTTTTTTCTAAGGTATCGCGATTAATGCGATTAATTGCATCAATAAATTCATCCATATCATCTTCCATAGCCCACTTTCGCAAAGAACCAATAGAATATCCGTCAGTCTTTGCTTTTTTCCATAATAGATAACAACTTTTCTCATCATATTTTGCTACAGCTTTTTTAGAAAATGTTAGAAATGCATCATATAAATTTTTATCAATGTTATGCAAGGCCCAACCAACATCTCTCCAAGATTCATATATTGATGCTCTTTTTGAACTTAATATTTTAACTAATTCTCTAGCTAATTGAATATCTTTATCAGTTATACCATCTTTATTTTTTTGATATGTATTATTTTCATCATCATTCTCTTCGTTTTCACTGCATTGAGAATTTAAATCACCAATATTTTTCTTTTTCTTCTTCTTAGTATTTTTATCATGATTTTGTTTATAATTATCTATTATATTATTTTCTATTGTTTTTGTTGCAGGTTTTATTATTTTATCTTCTTCATTTTCATATTGTCTCATAGATGTTAAATCAATAATATCATCCCAATCCATTATTTCTCCATTATATTTACAAATACTTGTTCTACTGTCAATCGATGTTAAATCATCAGTATCCATTCCCATATCAAATAATTCTGGTAAAATTTGCTTTGCATTTTCATTATATACTTTTGTTAATTTATATGGTTCTCTTCCATCTTTTGCAGCACCATACATTAATACACCGTTATCTACTATAACAGATTTATCAAATATTTCATCTAATTCATTAGTATATGGAATTTTAGATATAACATAGTTATCATTTTTAACATATTCCATGAATTTATCTAATATATAATATCTTGATTCGGTAGTTAATGGTAATTCGGGATACATTATATGAAATCCATCTTTATATCCGCCATCATTATGTTCAGATGGTTCAGATTTTTCGAATAAATATGAGTGTAATACATTCGAATTTTCAGGTATTATAAAATTTTCTCCAATAATTTTATTTAATAATTTAATTGTTATTTTTATAAATTGGTCATCATAATATCTATTATTTTTTTTTATATGAAAATCTACATCAAAATAAAATGGAGCAATATATGGAGATCTTTCAACAAATGCAGAAATGTGTTTTCTACTAAATCTTTTATATAATTTTTGAAATATTGGATAATCTTCTTTTGATATACTCCATGCACCTTTTGCTGTTCCCATAGATGTATGAGTTAATTCTTTGCCATCTTCTGATTTTTTGTAGCGAACGTTAATAAATGATTCAAATTCATTTTTTATTAATGTTGTGCATGACCTACATTTATTACATTCTTTATACATACATTTACAATTTCTATTATTTCCGGTACATATACACTTTATTATATTTTTATAAATTTCCTGCATATTTTTATATATAATTATAATCTTAAATTTTTATATTGTTAAATTATTTAAATTATTAAATTCAATTTTTTTTTTTTGAATTAAATAATTCAAGAAAAAAAGTTGATTAAATTATAATCTAATTAAATAAATATTACTGTATTATTATATAGATATGCAATTTTGTCCGAAGTGTGATAATATTATGGATATCAGCAAAACTGCTCCTAAATCTTCATTTTTAGGAGACCCCACAAGTTTAAGTACAACAACTGTGACAGATAACATTAATAATGACGAATATAGCACTAAAATTATTAATATGTTTAAAAATGATATAGATATATCAAATGAAAAAATAGATTTTGAAAAAATTAGTAAAAATAAAGAATTCTTAAATATGAAAGATAAAGATAGAAAAGAACTTACTAGAATTATTAAAATGATTGAAGATGAAGCACAAAATGCATTTATAATCTGTAAAAATTGTTCTTATTCTGAAAAATTAGTCAAAAGAACTCTTTTATTAAATAAAATGAGTAAAAATAGTTCAATTGATTTTAATGATTTATCAAAATATAAATATATGAGATATGATAATACATTACCACATACTAGAGATTATATTTGTAAAAATAAAGAGTGTAAATCAAATAAAGATCATACATTAAAAGATGCAAAATGGTTTAGACCAAATCAAAATTCTTATATTACATATTATATATGTTGTGAGTGTGGAACTATATGGAATATAGGTTAAAAAATATTGAATATTTATTTGTTTATGAAATTATAATATAAATATAGTATATTATATTATAATGTCTATCGAGCAAAATGCAAATATTAATGCAAATATTAACGCAACAATTAATACAAATATTAGTCAAATGAGATGTAATGAATGTAATAAAAAAATTAACATAACAAATAGTTTAACATGTAAATGTGATAAATTATTATGCTATAAACATAGATATCATACAGATCACAAATGTACTTTTGATTATAAAACTCATGATAGAAATATTCTTAAAAAATATAATGAAAAAATAGATGTCGAAAAAATTATAAAAATATAATTTTAATAAGATAATTCAGATACTTTCCATTTTTCTATTCGTCCATCCGGTAATTCTCTTAAAACTATTAATGGGATTATTTTATTTTCTAATTCCATTTTTGCAATTATTTTTGGATCAAAATTTTCTATATTTTTTAACATAGGTTTTGCACCTAATGATAATTGTCTTGCTCTTTCACCTAATATTCTAACTCTTTCAAATTCAAATAAAAATGGTTTTGTAATACGTTCTTCTGGTTTTACATATAATGATTTTTTTTTATTATCTTCATCGTCTTCTTCAAAATTATCTTCAACCACATCTAAATCAATATCAATTGTAGTTTTCTTTTTTGTAATTTTATAAAGACAATCGGCGCTTTCTTCTGCTTCATCATCATCTTTTTCTTTATCAAACTCTTCTTTTTCAGCTTCTTCGACTTCTTCTACTTCTTCAACCTCTTCTTCTACTTCTTCAGTTTCTTCAACTTCATCATCTTCTATAAGTTCATCATCATCTTTTTTATTTGAATCAAAATCATCTTTTTTATTTGAATCAAAATCATCTTTATCTAATTTATCTGGATCATCTTTTGATTGTAATCCTCCCTCTTGTAATTTATTCAGTTGTTTATTCGATTGTTTATTAGATTGTTTATTATGTTTATGTGCCATATGTAATAATATTATATAATATTTAATTATTTATATATAATTAAATATTAATAAATCAATTTTTTGACCATTTATAATTTAGTTGACTATTTATAATTTCATAATATATGCTACTACATAATATGGAGGTGTGCTTGGATGTCCATTACTACCACCTGTATTAAAAGCTGGATTTGCGGTCCATGTACCAAAATCTCCCTGTCGCACTCCTCCAGTAAAACTTCCACCACCATAATTAGTGACTCCTAAATTACCAGGATTGTATGCTGGTAATTCACTTTTCTGTAATTGATATGAATCGGTATATCCCATCCAGTTGGAATATTTGCAACCGTACCAGACCACGCTACTATAATACCTCTGAAATTTTGCGCATTTTCACATTTATTATATATCTTATATAACATTATACATAATAACACAATTATTACAACAAATAAGATGTTATTATATTTTATATTTTTTTCTTATAACCTTTATGTTTAAATTTATTTATTTTACCTTCTTCAATTATTTTTTGTATCTTTTCTAAAGTTAAATCTTTTATTTCAACATCTGCTGGTAATTTTATATTTAAAGGTTTTGAACTTTTTTTACTTTTATCTTCTATTTTTATATATTTACCATATTGTCCATCCAATATTGTATAATATACTTTTCCATCTTTACCTTCCCATAAATTTTTACTTTTTTTTTCATTTATTAATTCTATAATTTTTTCTAAAGTTATGTCATCTTCATCTGTAATAGATGATAAATTAACATTGTGATCTCCATATTTTGAATAAAATCCAAATTTTCCTTTATATAATTTTATTTCTTTATTTCCATATTTACCTAATGATTTTGGATAAGATAATATTTGTAATGCTTCTTCTAATGTAATCGATTCTATTGTATTTGGAGATTTAAGAGGTGCTGTATTTATAGGTTTTCCATCTTCTTTTTCAATCATTACAACTGGTCCATATCTTCGTATTGTTGCTATAACATCATACCCATTTGAATCTTTACCTAAAATACGTTTATCTTTATCTACAAATTTTACTTTTTCTTTATTTAATTTATCAATAATTGGATGAAAATCTTTAAAATAAAAATCATTTAATATTTTTAGCATTTTTGTTTTACCTTCTGCAATATCATCTAATTTTTCTTCCATATTTGATGTAAATTTATAATCCATAATTTCAGGAAAATAATTTACTAAAAAATCTGTAACAAGTGCACCTATTGCGGTTGGACTTAATTTACCATTATCTTTTCCTAAATTTATTTTTGTGTTTTCTTCTTTTATCTTTTTATCATTAATATTCCATTCTAATTTTAATGCATCTTTTTCTATACCTATGTTATCTTTTTTTTCAACATATCCTCTTTCTTGTATTTTGTTAATTATATTAGCATATGTTGATGGACGACCAATATTTAAATTTTTAGGATCTAATTTATTTACAAGAGATGCTTCATTGTATCTAGCAGATGGTTTTTCATAATCTTGTTCCGTCTGTAAATTTGTTAATTTTAATTTATCCCCCATATTTTGTATATTTGATAAGATTTTATCTTCGTTTGTATTTTCTATATTTTGAATATTATATACTTTTAAAAATCCATCAAATATAATAGAACTTATATCGGATTGAAAATAATATTCTTTTAATTTTGATATAACTATTTGTGTTGTTGCAACATTTAATTTAGCATGAGTCATTTGAGAAGCGATTGCTCTCTTCCATATTAATGTATATAATTTAGTCTCATCTGAACCTATTTTGCCTGATTCGGATAAACCCGTTTTTTCGATGTGGGTTGGACGGATTGACTCATGTGCTTCCTGTGTATTTTTTGTTTTACCAACATAATTTTTTTCATTATGATAATTTATACCATAAGTTGATTTAATATATTCGCCTATACTTTTTAATGCTTCTTTCGAAAGATTAATTGAATCAGTTCTCATATATGTAATATGTCCTGCTTCATATAAATTTTGGGCAGCCATCATTGTTCTCTTTATAGTAAAACCCATTTTACGAGCTGCTTCTTGTTGTAATGTTGATGTTGTAAATGGAGGAGATGGATTTTTTATCTGTAATCTATCTCCTTTTCCAGATATTTTAAATTCTGATTCTATTATTTTATTCATCAATTCTCTTGCATTTTTTTCAGAAAAAATATCTGTTTTATAACCTTTAATTATTGTTCCTGATATTTTTTCTGAAGTTGTATCTTCTATATCACTTTCATCTTTTTCATCATCATTATTATTTTCTTTTTTAGAAGTTTTTTTAATTTGATATAATTGTGCAATAATATTTTTATAAAATTCTGCTTTAAATTTAAATTCTGATTTTATATCTCCTTTTAAAAATTTTTGTATTTCTCTTTCTCTATCTAATATAATTCTTACAACTACTGATTGTACTCTTCCTGCAGAGAGAGATTGGCCTATACTTTTCCACAACAATGGTGATATTTCATATCCTACTATTCTATCCAATATTCGTCTTGATTTTTGTGCATCAACTAAATTAATATCTATTTTTCTTGGATTATTTACTGCCTTTAAAATTTCTTCTTCTGTAATAGAGTTAAATGTAATTCTTTTTGCATCAGATATATTTAAAACATACGCAAGACTCCATGCTATCATTTCACCTTCTCTATCTTCATCTGTTGCTAATAATATATCACTTGATGATTTTGCTATTTTTTTTAGATCATTAATTATTTTATTTTTTCCTTCTAAATTTTCATATGATGGTTTAAAATCATTTTGTATATCAATTGACATTGTCTTTGATGCTAAATCAATTATATGACCAACAGATGCAATAACAATATAATTGTTACCTAAAATAGATTGTATTGTTTTTATTTTACCTGGAGATTCAACTATGACAAGAATTTTTTTATCACCTGATATTGTTGATTTTATTGATTTTATTGATTTTGTTGATTTAGCAGAATTTACAGTTATAGATTCTATTGTATTTTTTTTTGGCGGCATATATTATTAATTAATATAAATATGTTGTTAACTTAATTTTTTATTAATTTTTTTATCAACTTTTTATCAACTTTTTTATTAAATGTTTATAAATTTATAAATGTTAATTAATTTATAAATATAAAAAAATTTGAATTATTATTTATTAAATAGTTAACAAAATATTTATATTAATAATATAATATATGTCATTAAATCCGGCTCTTATTCCTGTTAAAAAAGACGAAGAAACTGTTCGTAAGACAGTTCTTACTAATATTGTAAAAATGCTAACGGAAAGAAATTATATAAAAAAAAGTCTAGATAAAAATTTATCAAATATAGAAAAAAATAGAGATGATGATATTTATACAATTAATCTCGACCAAAATATAAAACCAAATAATGATGATAAAGTTTATAAAGAAAAATTTGATGGTTCGGTTGTTGTTGTAAAAATTATCCATCAAAAAGTGCAAGGTATTGCAAAAATACCAGCAGTTAAAGATTTTATAAATTCTTATAAATATAATCATAAGATATTTGTTTTTGATTCTATTTCGGATAAAGCAAAATTATCTCTATATGATTTACCTAATACAGAAGCATTTAATGAAACATTTTTAATGATTAATCTAATAGATTATATTGATTCACCAAAATATGAAGTTTTAACAGAAGAAGAAACAAAAGAAATGTTAGAAAGTTATATTCTAAAAAAAAAAGAAATGATGAAAATTTTAACAACTGACCCAGTTGTTTCTTATTTTAATCTTAAACGGGGTGATATAATTCGAATAATTCGACCATCTGAACAATCTGGCAAAAGTATTGCTTATAGAATTGTGGCAAAAGGAGCAAATTAAAATTTATTAACATGAACCACCATTACCACTAATTCTATTCCACAACGGAGAATTGTTTTTAGAACAATACATAACTAAATTTAAATCATCTTGTACTACAAAATTTGCATTTTGTGATGGACTAAATAATTTACCAGTAAAACCACCATTCGAAGATGTTAATGGTCGTGATGTCCATGGATTCGTAGACATATCATACATCCCTAAATTACCACTAGTATCAACACCTAACCTATATCTATTATTAGCATCAGAAATACCACCGTTAATTAATGTGCCTTGTGCATTAACCATACCATGAATATTACCACTTATATCACCACTGACATTACCAGTAACATTACCAGTAACATTACCAGTAACATTACCAGTAATACCACCAGTTACATTTAATTTATTCATTGTAATTGTTTTATCAGTTTCAGAATAAACACTTGATATGTTTTGAATTGCTTCATTTGAAAGATTATTTGTAGAATTTGAAACAGAACCGGCATTTTCTTGTTTTTTATATAATAATATCAATAACGCTAGTATTACAATAACTGATATAATAATAGTTTGTTTATCCATATAATATATATTATAAAAATAATATTATTTTATATTTTTATATTATAAAAATAATATTATTTTATATTTTTATATTTTTATTATTTTTTTACGATTACCTAATTTTTGTTGATTAATATTATTATCTGTGAATGGTTTTGATATATTATTTATTTTATATTTACCAATATCATTTATATATGATGCTTCACTAAACATTCTATCATATAATTTGCGCGATGATTGTGTAAATCGTTCATTTTCTTCTTTTTTATTTACTCTATTGTATAATTTTTTTATATTTTCTTTATAATTCTGTTCATCAAACGTATCAATATCTGTTGATTTATCAGTATCATCTGATGATTCTATATATATTGATCTTTCTCCATCCGATTGAGTATTATATTCTACATCATTTGGTAATCCTAACAGACAATGAGTATTGCTTAATTTAATTTTATTTTTTATTATATCATTAATTTCTTTCTTTATATCGTCTTGTAAATTTTTATTAATATATAATATTGTTTTTAATTCATTTAAATTTAGATTTTGATAATTATCCATAAATTTATTATAACACTTTATATTTTTTTTCCTGTATAATCGTATATATAATAAATATGCCTAAAATAAATGGTCCAATTAATGTATTGAGATTAGAAGGACAAATATTTAATATTAAAAAAGTTATATATATATATTTAGATCATCATTATGATATATATAAACAAACAAAGTGTGATGATTTTTTGGCAGATGATGTAGTCGTATATTTAAATAAAGAATTTGCTAAAATTGATGATAAATATATTGATTTTTTTATGGAAACTTCGTTCGATCAGCGTGAAAATTTAATTAAAAACATTAAATATAAAGAAAGATATATTGATGAATTAAATAAATTTTTTATGAAAAATATTATCATTAAAAATAATAAAAATATTGGCACACCTTTTAAAAAAATTAGATTTCATTATGTTGATATACGAAATGAATTTAGAAATATTATTTATGATGAATTTAAAATATCTATTACAGAATTATTTAATAAAATAAAATTAAAAATTATCAATAATAAAACTTATAATAATTTTAAAAATTCAATTGATATTATTATTAAGATGTTAGATAAATTAAAACATATTATTAAAGCAGAAGATAATAATTTAATTAATAAAATAAAAAATAAATATGTGCATCCTGAAATTAAAAACAAAATTAATCCATTAATTGATAATTTGTTTGATTATATTGAAATTATAAAAAATAATATAATAAATATACAAATATTATCTGATGTAGAAGAACAATATTTGGAAATAATACAATTATATGCATGGTTAATGGATATATATTTTCTTAGAAGATTCTTGGATAAAGATTATATTACAAATGCAATTATCTATTGCGGTGTTGGACATTCAATTAGATATATCATATTTTTAATAAAAAGTTTTGACTTTAAAATAACTCATGCATCATATTCATCAAAACCATTACCGTTAGTTAATCAAATTATAAAAGAATCATCCGATGAGATTAATCATAATGATATATTAAAATTTTTTCTTAATAATTATATACAATGTGTAGATATTACATCATTTCCTGAAAATTTTTCTTAAAATTAATATAAATATCAAACATTTATTTTAAATTTATCACATAATGTTTTTGGAGTATACACATTAAAATAATTCAGATATGTATAATAAAATAATATTCGATATATATTTTTATTGCTATTATATTTATAAATTTTTTTATTTTTATAGTAACTTTTTATAGTATTTATATAATTTTTTTGTAAATCTGTGTTAATAATATTTAAACAATCATGAAAATATTTACATTTATCATCAATAATATTTAATGTATACCACAACTTAATAAATATATTAAATTTATAATCTATTATATCTGGACCATATGGCATATTATTAAAATATAAATCTGATAATTTTTCAAATTGATTTTTTATATACTCATAATCATATATTTGTATATCAATATTAATATTTGTATTTGTATTTGTTATAATAAAATTATTCTTTTTAAATCTTTTTATTAAAAACATTGGATGAAATATTTTATTATATTCATTATAAAATCCTGGAGATATAAATTCTAAATCAATAATTTGTTCTAATTCTTTTTTAAAATCTAATAATTCTTGATTATTATTATTATTATTTAATATTATTGGTTCATCAATAAAAGACCATATACCAAATAATGTAATTATTTTCATTGGTAAATAAATAAATGAATCATAAAATTTAATTATTTTACATATTAAGATATATTCATACACATTTTTCATTTGATAAATATTATAAATTGTATCATGACCTTCACCAGTTGATTCAAATGATTTATAATATATGTATTTTTTATAAGTTATGTATAAACTATGAATATATTTAATTATTTCATATGCATTTAATAAATTAATTTGTATGTTCATACATATAATCTATTATATAAAATATATAATAAATAAATTTATTTAATAAATCAAATAAATTATAAATAAAATTATACTTTTGTCTTTTATTTTTTATTTTTTAGTTCTAATACGCGGAGCTACAGCCATTGCCATAAGTTCTTGTAATAGTAATTTAAAAGCATATGGTATCATAATCTTTGATATTTTATTAAGATTATTACAATTTGTACACATATATATATCACTTGGAGATGGTTCTGTTTTATTGCCTTTTCTCGGGGCTCGTTGTGCAAACAGACCACATATATCACATACATATGTTGCATATGCATCAGAGTTATACATCATTTTTTCATGTAAGAATTTACTTACACCGTGTGCAATCAAAGCATCGCGCTCCATCTCACCTAACCGTAAACCACCATCTCTTGATCTCCTTCATACCATACTCTGACAGTCATTTCCTACTGTCGTCATTGTATTCAACCTTGCTTAAGGGCTGACACCGTCTCCGGTGGGAGTAGACTATATCTTAAGCCTTCCTTTTTAGAGAAAAGCCCACATCCGTTTAGTCGTTGAACCTTCTCCATGCTATAGATATTGATTAATCACAAAATCTATAGTTTAGGAGCTTGGCTGCGGATTGTCCTATTCTTTGCAATTTTTTACCATCGGAGCCGGCAATTAACCGGGATCCTCTCATAGATTTCTCAGTGAGAGTGGTATCGCAAAGTTCAAATTAAAATTATAATGCACATTTTATTATACTTATCTATTATTTTTATTAAGTATATTTAATTAACTATATCAGTTGTTTGGGGCAACTGTTTTTTTTTAACTTTCTTTGGTTTTTCATCTGGTTTTAATTCTTGTTTTAATTCAACTTTAACTATTTTTTCTGGTTCAGAGTGTTCAGATTCAGAGTGTTCAGATTCAGATTCATCAATATATTTCCATATAAACCCGCCAGCTGTTAATCTATTATTTTTACCACCGACAGCTTTTGTGATTGAAGTTGAATCTATTTTAAGCTTACGACCAGCTTCTTTAATAGATTCAAATTCTTTTACAAATTTACCATCTGAAGTAAATGATTGAATTTTTTTGCCAGTTTTTCGTAATTTAGAATCGTGTGACATATTTTGTTGTGCAGTACACCATTCTAAATTTTCAACACAATTGTTTTTACGATTGGCATCTTTGTGATTAACAAATGGTAGATTATCTGGATTTTCAATAAATGTTTCAGCTACTATACGATGAACATATAAATTTTTTCTTTTTTGATTTTTTGATAAAGTTATACGTTGATAACCATTCGGATTAGGCTGTGGTTTTTTAATTATCATAGTTTCCGCTGTATAAACATTACCTTTTTTATCTATCAAATAATTTGGATAATATTTTATAGGTTTTAAATCTTCTGTTTTATTTTCTGTTCTATCTGAATCTTTTTTATCTGATTCTAAATCTTTTTTATCTTTTGATTTTTTCTTTGGTATTTCTTCAGGTTTATCTGAACCACCAATTAATTTTATAATATCAATTTGTTTAATTTCTGTTTTAGTTTCTGTTTTGTTTTCTTTTGGTTTATTAAAATATCGATTCATTGATTCAGATTGTGTCATATATTTAAGATTAGATACTCTATTATTTTCTTTATTGCCATCAATATGACATACATTATGTTTATCAGGACATTCGCCTATAAACATTTGTGCAACTAATTGATGAATCTGATAAGTAATCTTTTTAACTTTCTTACCAACATCAAGTCGTACAGAACAATATCCTGTAGCTTTGTTTACAGATAATGTTTTTATTTTATCAGTGTTAATATTTTTTATTTTACCAAAATTAGATATCATAAATGATTTGTTATAAGGTTCGTCTGGAACAGGAACCCAACATTCCTGTTCATTATTATTTATATTATTATTTTCCATATTAGTTAATTATTATTATACTTATTTATTTAAATGTGCATTATAATTTCATTTTTTTAGGAGTTTCCCGCAATTTGAATGTGTTGCCCAAAAATATTATATTTTGGACTAACATACTCTTTTTCGGAGTATATTTGGGCGTACGGTAGTTTCACCCTCGGGTGGTTGTCTGGTTAGTAGTGTTCGTGGACCGCGTGCTCTGGAATTACCAGTCCACACAGCTTTTCCATTTCTTCTGACATAGAATACTTCAGATGGAACTTCTAAACAATATACTGGACATTTTTCATCAATATATGTTTCTTCTTGAATGTTTTGTGTTGACGTATGACCATGATTAACAGTCGGATTAATTCTAGTTTTTATTACACTTGCTCTTAACATATCATAATTACTTATAACTTCTCTATTATTTATAATTACTTTATTTCCTGCATCAATATGTTTTGAAATTATACAGGCCCATCCTGAATGTAAACATAATTGTTGAAACTGATCAATTAATATTTTAGAACTTGAATAATAAATTTCACCAGATTTTGTATATGAACCATCACCCAATATCATGCTATTGAGTAAAATTTTACACTGTTCTTTATTTAATTTAAATACCCAGTCTGGTAATTTTTTATTTGGCGCACCTACACTTAATGGTTTCATATATCTATATAATTGCTGATTTGTAGTATTTAATTTTTCATTTGAAACATGATATTGTATATTCAAATTATCAAATACATTAAATATAACATCTTTAATACGTTGTTTATTTATTGCAATACTAATTTTACCAGTTTCATTATTACCAGATGCCCAACCTTCTGCATACCAAATACCAAAAAATGTTAACCAGCTATTCATATTAACAATTTTAGCCTCCATAATAATATTACCTTTTGTTATAATTTCAGGCAATATAAATTGATATTCATTAACATTCCATTCGGCATCTTTCTTATATTTTACAAATTTTCCATATAATTTATCAGCTGTTTCAAATTCATATTCTTTCCATATTTTGTTTCGACCATATACCTTAGAAATCCACATACGATGATTACTAGTAACTGCTAAATCAATTGCTTGATTTTTTATTCTATATACTTTTCCTTCATAATCTGGATATGCTAATACATTTATAGGATTTTCATATTTAAGTTCATTATTATTTAAAGTTGCAACTTTATCATTCATTGTAATAGTTTTAATATTTTTCCATCCATCCAAAGTTAAAACATCATGATCACCTGTTAGACAGTGGATTTTATCTTCGACTTGATGTTTTAATCTCTGATAAAATACAGGACCCATAAATATTTTAACTTTTAGTTTTTCTCCAGTCATTCCGTTATATAATTCTTCATATCCTTGCGAATCATAACCAAGTTCATCAAGTCGTTTTTCTACTTTAGTTAAGTCATAATCTTCAAATGGTGTTCCATCAACTTCATAACCATCTAATATTGCTTGTTTACCAATAAGTGATTCTAATAATTGTGCCACTGTTTGACGCGATGGTATAGCATGCGGATTTAAAATAATATCTGGTCGAATACCATATTTATTATACGGCATATCTATACCAGATAATTGAATACCACAGGTACCCTTCTGTCCATATTTCGACTGCCCACACCATACAACAACACCTTCTCTGCGAACATAAATTACACCATCATCTGTCGGTACAGAACAGCAATATACTTTTCCAGTATAGTGTTCATAACGATCCCAAATATTTTTATGTTTATCTTTATTTACGAGAGGATTATTTTGACTTTCAATAATTGTTAATCTATATGCATCAACTGATGCTCTAATTACTTTTCCTATACAATTACCAGATTTACCAATAGCTTCATAACCAGCTTCACATTTAATAAATTTATTTGTGGAATATCCAGCATGAAGACATAATCTTTGAAAATCATCAGCAAGTTTAGTAGATGATGTATCATAACGGCGAGTACCATTTTTCATAGTATGGCCATCTCCAAGTAGTAATCCATTTAATAACCATTTACATTGTTGTCTATTTAATTCCCAGACCCAATCGGGTAATGATTTGTTTATTGCTCCTACACTAAATGGTTTCATAAAACTTATTAATTGTTTATCACGTATTGACCACCGATGTGTATCATTATCTTCAGCACGATATTTAGTTTTACTAATTTTATATTCCATATTATCACAAATTTTTTGTAAAGCTTCTTTTACTCTCGGTTTATGTGCTGCAAATTGTACACCATGTATGTTATCACAACATCCTTCAGCCATCCATATACCAAAGAATGTTAAAAATGATTCTATATCAAGTTCTTTCTCTGGATATTTTTTAGAATATAATATAAATTTGTTATCTATTTCTTCTATATTATTATCAACTTCTATTTCTTCACAATTTTTAAGATATCTACGTTGTTTATTAAAAATATCTTGCGCTTCTTCAATTGTATATTTATATGTATCTCTACCTCCAACATACATTCGATGATTTTTAGTAACTCTTAAATTGACTTGATTTGATTCAACAACATAAATTTCTTCGTCACAATCAAATTCTTGAATTTCTGTTGGATTAATATATTTAAGTTTTTTACCATCAATTAAACATGCAACCTTATGTTTTGTTGTAAGTTTATCAATTGAAATCCAACCATCAGTTGTTAATACATCATGATCAGGTGTATAACATGCAAATTTATCTCCAATCTTTGGTGTACGAGTTGATCTAACAAGAGATTTTCGTGTTGGATGACCATCTTGATCTAAAATATCTATATATACTCTATCAACATATCCTGGGGCTCCTGCTTTATAAACGGTAGATGAATCTTTATATTCTTTATTTGAATTACCGACTTGTTGTATTGGAGTAACTTTACCAATAATTATATCATCGTTTGTAACCATTGTTTCTTCTGGTATATATCCTTTATCATTTAATTTATCATATGATCTTAAACTAACACCAATTACTTTTGTTGGGTCTGGTTTCATGAATATATCATCTTGTGCAGTTGATTGATTTTTTTGTGCTTTTGATTCATAACCTTTATATGTTGCTGAACGAAATAAACCTCTATCAATAGATGCTTTATTGAATATAAGAGAATCCTCCATATTATATCCTGTATAACACATAATAGCCACCATTACATTTTCTCCAGCTGATAATGTTTCAGAACCAACATATTTTGCGGCACGAGTAGTGACAATTGGTTTTTGAGGATGATACAATATATATGATATATCAGTTCTATCACGATAATTTGTAAGATATATACCCATAGCTTGACGACCTTGAGAATATTGAAAAATATTACGAGAGCCTGGATTTCTATTACAAAATGGTGTACACGATGATAATTCACCTAATAATAATTGAGGATGAAATTCGCAATAATTTATATTATCAAAATATAATTCATTATATCTATTACTAGATATTTTATCTGTAACATTTTTTGCCGCTTCTAGTGATTTAACCATACGCTTTCTCATATCTTCAACTTCTTTGACTTTAGTTTCGATTAAATAATACGGTTGCATTTCAGTATCAATATATTCAATAATATCTGGATATTTTTCTAATAATTCTTCCCATGTTGTTATTTTTGTTTGTTTATCTGCTTTATTTAATGATATCTTATTTATAATATCTTTTGTTACAAGAATATTATTATTTTCTACTCTCATAACTGGACGAACAAAACGACCTGTTTCACAATATATTCTAATTTCACCATTCATAAAATCTGGAACTATTGATGTATTCTGACGGTCTAATTCATTTTTTCTCTTCATTTCCACTAATTCATTAATTAATTTATTTGGTTCTTCTATACATCCCATCCAATCTCCATTTAAGAATACTTTAAACATTTTTCTAATATCTAAATAAGTTAAATCTTGTAAATTCTTAACTTTTTTACTTAATAATTTATGTAACATATTATATTGGTCATAAGACATAATAGTAGCAGTGGATATTAATGAAAAATGCTTAGTAACACCTACTTTAGCATGTTCTGGAGTTTGTACAACACATAGAAATGGAATCGATGACGCATGTAATTGACGCGGTCCAGTTAATTTTTGACTTGATGCATCTCCTGAGGGAGAATCAACCCTACGTAAAAATCCAAGAATTTGTAAATAGGTATAACATTGCATCATTTGTGCAACACCTTTTTTACGAATCCATGCTCCAGTTAAAAGAGATGCTTTAATACCTTGTTCAATTGCATTTGGTTTAATTTGATTAATAATGTTTAATGGTTTTTCATCATTTTCATTACGATTATCAAAATATTTTTTACAATCACTCATCATTATTTTAAATCTTTGTTTAAATAATTCCATTAATAAATCACCAATCAAATCAATACGTTTATTAATATAAGAATCGCGATCATCAACTTCTGTTCTTCCAAGAAATACTTTAAGAAGTTTATTAATCATATATGCAAGATAATATGCTTTTTGTTTTAATCCTCCATCAATATGTGGAATAAAACTATTTTTAAGGAGATGTGTTAAATGCATTTTCTTTTGAAATATTTTGGTATCTATATCTGTTTCCGTATATTTACGTGGTACTTTTAATTTATTAATTAAATAATCATATGCTTGTTCAACTGTTTGTATTTTTTCTCCATTTTCATTAACACAACCATCCAGAGAAATTCGTAATATATCAATCATATCGTTATCATTATCATCATGTACTATCATATTTATAATATCATGATCAGATTGAATACCAAGAGCTCTGAATAATATAAATACATTTATTTCTTGTAAAATAGGTACACGTATTGTCATCGTACCTTCTTGTTTAATTTTAACATTTAGAACTTGCATCATTCCATTTGGATGATATGATCTAGAATTTACTTGAACAATATATGATGGTACACCTGAATCTTTTTTTAAAAAGACCAGTGGTTTATTTTCAACCATGCGTTCTTGACAAATTACTATTTTTTCAGAACCATTTACTATAAAATAACCACCAGGATTGAAATCACATTCGTTTTTATCATTACCTTTATATTGATTTAATGAACAATATTTGGATCTCATCATTAGTGGAAGAGTAGCGATAGGTACTCCTATTTCTTCTACACCTGTAATTGATTCTTCTTTCTTATCAGTAAGAATATCTATTTTTTCTTGTAATTGAACAATATCAGCAATAAGTTTTACAGAATATGTTAGATTACGATGGCGCGCATCTGATGGAAACATTGGTTCTATTCCATTTGGAAGTTTTGGACCAATTATTCTAACATTTTTAAAACGAAATTTACGACGATATACATGGTCTGTAGTCATTTTTTCATTAAATACATGCGCATTTTCAGTTAGAAAAAGAGGAATATCCTCTTCTAAAAATTTATTATATGAATCATATAAATGTCTATAAATATAGTTTTTTTTATAAAAATATAAATCAGTCAAATGAAATATATCATCAATTGTAATGTCATTATATTCTGATTTTTTATTTTCTTGTTTATCAAGTTTAATGCTAGATTTTGAAGTCATTTATATATTGTATATTCTTATATTTATATAATTTTATTATTTAATAATTATTATTCAATTTTTATTTATGAATTATTGATTTATAAATAAAAATTAAAGACTGAAGAGAGAAAATTATTAAAATAATTTGCTTTTTTGCAGTGTTCAATTTCGTATAAGATTGAAGGAAAAAAAGAGTAAATAAATATTATAATGTTATTAATAAATTATCTGTATTATTTATATCATCATAATCAAATGAAAATGTATCAATAAAATCTAGAAATGGATTTATTTCAATAAAATATACTTTATTTGGATTGTCATTAAATATAAAACAATCTAATACATATCTATCAAGATTTATTTTTTGAAATAATTGTAACATTTGATTTATAAAATGTTGTATAATTTCTACAGGTATAATACTTCTTGTTGAATAATATTCTGGTTTATATAAACATATTCCAACAAGTTTAGATTTATTTATAAAACATCTATATTCAACAGATTTTCCTAAATTTGGTCTCCATTCTTGAAATACTAAATATAATTTTTTTGTATAATCTTTATTATATTCTAGAATATCTTCTTTGCAACGTTTACTATTTTTTATAAGATATATTATATCATTAATATTAGTAATTTTTAATATATTTAATTGTTTTATTTTTTTTTCTGTTTTTATTGTTCTATGATCATCATCTAATATTTCTAATTCTCCTTTTTCTAGAATATCTTTTGGACTACGATTGGATAATTTAAAAAAATATTCTTTTTTAATATCAAATAATTTATTTATTTTTTCAGTTAATTCTTTAGAAAAACAATTATTTTTATAAAAGTATAATCTTTCTAAGTTTGTAAATTCAATTAAGGTATAATCAAGATTACATTTATAATATTCGTCTTTAATAGTTGATATAAATAAATTATCAAATAAATGAACATATTTATCAATTGTATAATCATAAAATAGATCAACTGAATATTCTTCCATTTATATTATTCTAGATAAAAAATTGAAAAATTTATTTAAAATATATTTATTAAATATTAAATTATCAATTAAATGACTTCTCGAAATGATAAAATTGTTAAAAATTTATATATCAATCATGGAGATAAAATGACATCAACAATAAATAAAGCTATTGCAAATAATATTACATCTAGCACTCAACAAGATGCAAAAGAAATTCTAAACAATATAGAATCTCAACTTACAGATGCTTTTGCAGAAGATAAAAAAGAATTAGGACGTCCAATGACATATTCTGAAATGCGTGAGAGATACGGTTAGAAAAGGATAATAATTAGTTATTATCCTTTTCTAAGCTATAAAAATCTAAAAAAAATTTATCGTTATCAACCATATATGATGTTTCTGGAGGTAAAATGTGTATAAAAGTGTATTAAATTCTTTGAATTTAACACGCTGTTAACACTAATTTTACCCTTCAGAGCCTAAAAAGTACTTTATAAATTATATCAAAAACATAGTTTTTGATATAATTTAATATACTTTTTTGACCCTGGAAGAGATACGTATCATTCTATGTATTCGGATAATATTGGTATTACCGAATTTGTAATATTTAGCGAAGCTCTTGCTAAAGAAGGAGCAGAATATACACTAGAATATGTTTAAAAAATTGATTTTTTTATATTATAACTTATTTAACTTAATACCAATTAATAATTTTTATTATAAATATGGAAGAACAATCATCAACTAATATAGATAATTTTAATGAACTGACACAATTCTTTAATGAAAGAGATATTACAACATATGAAAAAGATACATCAATTATTGATGTTATAAAAACAACTATGGAAAAATCACATATGGATACAGGATTTTTTATTGTTGATCTTTCTGTTGTAATAAATCAATATAAAAAATGGATGGAATGTTTACCTAGAATAAAACCATATTATGCCATTAAATGTAATCCAGACCAACTTTTAATTAAAACACTTGCGATGTTAGGTGTTAATTTTGATTGTGCAAGTAAAAATGAAATCATTCTTGCATTAGAAGCAACAAATAATGATGCAAGTCGAATTATCTTTGCAAATCCTGCAAAAGCTGATACACATCTTAGATATGCACGCGGCGTAGATGTTGATCTGATGACATTTGATAATATGTATGAATTATTAAAAATAGTTAATTATCATCCGAATGCTCAACTAGTTGTCAGAATAAAAGTAGATGATTCGCATTCTGTTTGTAGATTTAATTCTAAATTTGGTGCAGATATTGAGGATGTAGACGGATTAATGAAACTCGCAAAAACTATTGGATTAGATATTGTCGGTGTATCTTTCCATGTAGGATCTGGATGTAAAAATGTTGATGCGTACAGAACAGCAATTGAAAGATCGAGAAAAGTTTTTGATATTGGACGCAATAATGGTTATACACTTAAAATATTAGATATCGGTGGAGGTTTTCCTGGAACAGATGATACTAATATTAAATTTGAAGATATTGCTAAAACTATTAATGAATCTATTGATGAATATTTTTCAGAACAAGATTTTCCCGAAGATTATGGCTTACAGATTATTGCAGAACCTGGAAGATATTTTGCATCAGCATCGCATACTTTAGTATTAAATGTTATCGCAAAAAATAAATTTATTGATAAAGAAACAAAAGAAGTAAAATTTACATATACTCTTAATGATGGAGTATATGGCTCTTTTAATTGTATTATGTTTGACCATGCAAAACCACAAATTAAACCATTTAATGAGAGGGATGGCAAAGTATATGATTGTACAGTATATGGACCAACTTGTGATTCAATGGATACAATCGCCCAATTATGTAAATTACCAGATCTCGCAATCGGTGAATCTGTTTATATAGAAGATTCCGGAGCATATACAACAGCTGCTGCATCTAATTTTAATGGATTTCAACGGACGCCTTGTGAGTACATAATGCGCTATTAGCGCATTGTGTGCTCCAAGGCCTGGAAAAATTATCATAAACGTGTTTATGATAATTTTCCGACGCCTTGCGAATATATATGCGTTATTAATTTATTTATACATTCAAAATGCTTGGGAAAATTACTTTATAATTTTCCGACGCCTTGCGTATATATTATGAAATATTAGTATCTCATAATATATTCGCAAGGCCTGGCTTATAAATAAAAAATATTTTTTTGCTGAAAAATCGGCGTTTTAAATATGTTAAAAGGTGTAAAAATTGAAAAAAATTATATATTATATTATATATAATTATATTTAACAAACATATAATCATCATTCAAGATGCAAACTAATCAATATCAAACACTATCAGATGAACTACGAAATAATATTATTATATTTGTAGATAAATCCGGTGAAACTAAAGGAACATTTGATTTTATAGAAAAACGACCATATTTTTATGGAGATATAACAAAAGATATTGAAATTAAATTAATAAAGAAACAAAGAAAATCAAAATATTATAAAATGCTAGATATCGATGATGATTATTATTATGGCACTCATAATGTAGAACAAAAAAATAATATAATGTGTAAAATGTTTAAAATAATCATACAGAATAATATATTTGGTGGTAAATATAATTATCTTCTTTTAATTATTGATAATCCTAATCATGATATAACATCAACAGATATAACAAAAAGAGGAAAATATAAATTAATTATATATAATATTTTTTATAATGGTATATATTTGAAATATTTACATGAAGTTTCATCATATACATCATTGATATAAAATCTATTTATTTAGTGTTAATTTATTTATAATAAAATAATATATATTATTATTATGGCACCACAAACATTATTAATGTTATTATTATTAAATTTAATGATTATTAGTTTTGCATTAAAATTTTTAAATAATAGTAAACTAAATAATAATAGTAAACTAAATAATAATAGTAAACTAAATAATAATAGTAAACTAAATAATAATAGTAAACTAAATAATAATAGTAAACTAAATAATAATAGTAAACTA